CGGTCATCGTCGGCAACCACAAGCCCTCCATCCGCAACATCGACGAGGCAATGAAGCGGCGGATGCACCTGATCCCGTTCACGGTGACGATTCCGCCCGAGAAACGCGACGGTCGCCTGACCGAGAAACTGCTCGCCGAACGCGACGGGATTCTGGCGTGGGCCGTGACCGGTTGCCTCGCGTGGCAGCGAGAAGGTTTGAGCCCGCCTGCCTGCGTTCAAGCTGCGACCGATGAGTATTTCGAGGCCGAGGACGCCATCGGCCAGTGGATCGAGGAGCGATGCCTGCTCGCCAACACCCACCGTGAAAGCGTGTCTGAACTGTTCTTCGACTGGCGCGAATGGGCCGAACGCGCAGGTGAGTACGTGGGCTCGGTCAAGCGCTTCTCCGAGCTGATGGCGACCCGAAAGTTCGAGAAGTGTCGGCTGACCGGCGGCGCACGCGGTATCGCGGGAATCACCCTGCGACCCAAACCCTATGGCCATGGCTACCCCTATCGCGATGACTGATCAATCCGGGCGAGTGACGGATTTGACAGGTTTGCTGGTTTACCTCTCACGCGTGCGCGTGCGCACACGTTATGGAAACTTTCCGGCAAACCCGTCACATCCGTCACTCGCCCAGCAAGAAATGGAGCAATGACAATGACGAATACCATCCTCGCCCTGGACTTGGGCACCACAACCGGCTGGGCGCTGCGCGGCAACGACGGCCACATCACCAGCGGTTCAGAGAGCTTCCGGCCGCAACGTTTCGAAGGCGGCGGGATGCGCTTCCTGCGCTTCAAACGCTGGCTCACCGAGATCAAGCAGTCCTGCGACGGCATCGACTGCCTGCACTTCGAGGAAGTACGCCGCCACGTTTCCACAGATGCCGCCCACGCCTACGGCGGGTTTCTGGCCACGCTCACAGCGTGGTGCGAGCACCACCAGATTCCGTACCAGGGTGTGCCGGTCGGCACGATCAAGAAGCACGCCACCGGCAAAGGCAACGCCAGCAAGGACGAGATGGTGGCAGCCGTCCGCGCCCGTGGCCATGCCCCTGCAGATGACAACGAGGCGGATGCCATCGCACTGCTGTACCTGGCCCGTGACATGGCGCTGGAGGGGGTGTGACATGAAAGTGCCGCAATACCGCTTCCGCTGCCCTCTGGGTAATCTGCAGCCGACGACGACCGACCTTGATGCGGTTAAACGCGAGGGCTGGCGCAACGACCACATCTTGGTGGTGTCCGAACAGGACGAACGGCTGGACTGGATCGAAAAGCAGTTCGTACGTCGTCTGGGCGAACGCCTCTATGGCAATGGAGGTAAGCGTCATGACTGACACCCGAACCAACTGGACGGCTGAGGACGTCGCAGCCCGCTTTGCCGACGCTGCCGAAACCGCGCACAAGTTGCCACGCGTGAGGCCTGGCGGCTTCTTCAACCCCTGGATGACGCTGGCCATGCCGGTGCCCGAGCGCTATCCAGACCCCGAGCGGCTGTACCGTCCCATGCCACCCAGCCCACAGGCTGTGGAGCGCATGCTCGAAACCATGCGCTGGGTGCAGTGGCTGGAGGTAAAGCAGCGGCACCTGGTCTGGATGCGCGCCAACCGCTATGAGTGGCAGCAGATTGGCAGGCGGTTTGCCTGCGACCGGAACACGGCGGCCAGGCGGTGGAACAAAGCGATCTCGCTGGTTTTGCTTCACCTGAATCATCCTCAGAACTGCAGGCCCAAAGCCATGAGTCAAGGAGGGTAACGGCCGCTTGGTTTGTCCACGGTTTCGGGTGTTTGGCCAAAATCAGCATCTGTGGGCATGCAGCACGGCGGCCCATTTGAGCGTACAGTTTCGGCTATGGTCAGGAAAGAAGCGCAAGACGCAGATGTCATCAAAACTCTGACGCATCTGACACATCCGACGCAGATTTCATGGGTCCTTCCGGTCGCTTCCGCTATGCGGGGGGCAACAGCGCGAGAGTTCGATAGCGTCTGACCTCAAAAACAGGTTACCACCCGGCAAGGTTACCGGCCTGCAGTTACCACCCCGAACGGCAGTTACCACCCACTCAAAATTTCTCACCCGCCCGGCGGCAACGCTCGGCGGGTTTTTCAATTCCATGACGCCAAACCTGCAGATCGAATACCGCGCGATCGATGCGCTGTTGCCGTACGCGAGAAATCCGCGTACGCACTCGCCGGCGCAAATTGCCAAGATCGCTGCCAGCATCGTGGAGTTTGGCTGGACAAGTCCGGTGCTGGTCGATGGCGACAACGGCATCATTGCCGGCCATGGTCGTCTGGCGGCGGCACGCAAGCTCGAGGTGGCCGAAGTCCCGGTCATTGAACTGGGTCACCTCACCCCGGCGCAAAAGCGTGCCTATGTCATCGCCGACAACCGCCTGGCGCTGGACGCTGGGTGGGACGACGAGTTGCTGGCCCTCGAACTTGCCGAGCTGTCTGAGGCCGGTTACGACCTGCAGCTCACTGGCTTCGACGATGACGAGCTGGCCAAGATGCTGGCCGACTTGAGCAAATCTGATGTTGGTGACGCCGATGATGAATCGGAGGCCGAAGCAGGCGACGATGTCCCGGAACTACCCAAGCAACCCATCACGCGCGCCGGTGATGTTTGGCAGTTGGGCCCGCACCGCCTGATCTGCGGCGACGCCAGTGATCCCTCGGTGATCGCCGCTCTGATGCAGGGTGAGCAAGCCAGCCTGTGCTTCACCTCACCACCCTATGGCAATCAGCGCGATTACACCTCCGGCGGCATTGCCGACTGGGATGGCCTGATGCGTGGCGTGTTCGCTCAAGTGCCGATGGCGGCCGATGGTCAGGTGCTGGTCAACCTCGGTCTGATCCACCGGGACAACGAGTTCATCCCGTATTGGGACCAGTGGCTCGATTGGATGCGCAGCCAAGGCTGGCGGCGCTTTGCCTGGTACGTCTGGGACCAAGGGCCTGGCATGCCGGGTGACTGGCAGGGACGGTTGGCACCCAGCTTTGAATTCATCTTCCACTTCAACCGCCAGACGCGCAAACCCAACAAGACGGTGCCCTGCAAATTTGCGGGCCAGGAAACCCACTTGCGCGCCGACGGTTCATCGACCGCCATGCGTGGCAAGGACGGTCAGGTGAACGGCTGGACCGCTGCCGGCCAACCCACACAGGACCACCGTATCCCTGACTCGGTCATCCGGGTCATGCGCCACAAAGGAAAGATCGGCAAGGACATCGACCACCCGGCGGTGTTCCCGGTGACGCTGCCGGTCGAGGTCATCGAGACCTACACCGATGAAGGCGACATCGTTTTCGAACCCTTTGGCGGCAGTGGCACCACGCTGATGGCCGCCCAACGCACCGGTCGCATCGGCCGGGCGGTAGAGATCGCACCAGAGTACGTCGATGTGGCGCTGATTCGTTTTCAACAAAACTTCCCTGGCGTGCCAGTCACCCTGACCGCCACGAGTGAACCCTTTGAGGTCGTCGCTGCACAGCGTCGTGAACAACATGCAACTGTCTGAACATTTCGAACTGGCCGAGTTTCTGGTTTCAGAAACCGCCGCTCGCCGTGGCATTGCCAACGAGCCCACACCCGAGATCATCGACAACCTGCGTCGGCTGTGTCAGTTGGTGCTGGAGCCCCTGCGCGTCAAACTGGCGCGTCCAGTGGTCATTACCTCGGGCTATCGTTCGCTGGCTCTGAACCGTGCCGTTGGTGGCAGTCCCACCAGCCACCACATGCAAGGGCGTGCCGCCGATCTCATCGTGCCGGGCATGACGCCGCTGGCCGTATGCCAAGCCGCCAACCAGTTGAGGCTACCCTGCATGCAGATCATTCACGAGTTTGGCCGGTGGGCTCACTTGACAGTGGCAGTCTCCAACGAACGCACCCAATTGCTCACCGCCAAGCTGGCGCAGGGCAAGACTGTGTATGAGGCGGGGCTGATCCATGTCTGAACCTTGGCTCTCCACCCACATCGAACGCTGGCCCACCGCAAAACTCATTGCCTACGCCAGAAATGCCCGCACTCACTCGGATGAGCAGGTCGCGCAGATTGCCGCCAGCATTGTCGAGTTTGGCTTTACCAATCCGGTCCTCGCGGGATCTGACGGCGTAATCGTGGCGGGGCATGGGCGTGTCTCCGCTGCACAAAAGTTGGGTCTGGAGACGGTACCGGTGATCGTGCTCGACCACCTGACACCCACGCAGCGTCGTGCATTGATCCTTGCTGACAACCGCATCGCGGAGAACGCCGGTTGGGACGACGCCATGTTGCGCATCGAACTGCAATCTCTGCAGGAGGACGGCTTCAACCTGGACATCACGGGGTTTGACGCCGATGCCCTGGCCGAAATCCTGGCGGGCGAAGAAACAACCGTCGATGGACAGACGGATGACGATGCGGTCCCGGAGGTTCCCGTCACACCGGTCTCCCGGGTGGGTGATGTTTGGCTGCTCGGTAAGCACCGCTTATTGTGTGGCGACGCCACCGATCCGGCCTGTTACGAAACCTTGCTGGGCGGCGAGCGCGTGGCAATGATCTTCCAAGATCCACCCTATAACGTCGATTACGCCAACACCGCCAAGGACAAGATGCGCGGCACGCATCGCCCGATCCTCAACGACAACCTGGGAGCAGGTTTCCACGATTTCCTGTTGGCGGCGTTAACGCCAGCTCTGGCGTGTTGTGACGGAGGCATCTATATCGCCATGAGCAGCAGCGAACTGGACACTCTCCAGTCGGCGTTCCGCGCGGCGGGCGGCAAATGGTCCACCTTCATCATCTGGGCCAAGAACACCTTCACGCTCGGGCGCGCCGACTATCAGCGCCAGTACGAGCCCATCCTGTACGGTTGGCCCGAAGGACAGAACCGTCACTGGTGTGGTGACCGCGACCAGGGCGATGTCTGGCACATCAAAAAACCCGCGCGTAACGATTTACACCCCACCCAAAAACCGATCGAGGTGCCAGAGCGCGCCATCCGCAACTCCAGCCGCCCCGGTGATGTGGTGCTGGATTGCTTCGGTGGCTCTGGCAGCACCCTGATCGCCGCAGAAAAAGCGGGCCGCATCTGCCGGTTGATGGAACTCGACCCGAAGTATTGCGATGTCATCATTCGTCGCTGGCAGGACTGGACTGGACAACAAGCAACTCGCGCCAGCGACGGCGTGAAGTTCGACGACCTGACACCAGGCGACTCGTCAAAATTGGACGCTGATTTGGCAGACTGAATCGATCAAGGTGAGGACTGGTCAGGACCTGTACGGTATGCCAAGCCCCGGCGTGGCGACTTCTGGAGTGGAAAGGTATGGCATGGAATCCACTCGCCGCATTCGATTATGCAGACTGCGCTTCCTCGACGATCTCGCAGTGAATCACAAAGCCAATCAGGTAAGGCATGCCGCGCGGGATGCCGTAATCCTTACTGGTCTGGCGGCCAATCGTCCAACCCATCCAGCGTTGGGTGGCTTGGTCGATGGCGTCCTTGAGGTTGGCGCCAGCATAGAGTCCGTTGAGCACGTCGTCAGCAAAGTGGCGACCGTGGCGACTGTCCAGAAATGCGCGTACTGATTCGAGAGGCTGGTTGGTGGCGTTCGAAATCACCGTCATCGCGATGGGCCAGGCGGCTTCGGCGTGCTCACCGAGGGTACCAAATAGGCCCCACGCTTCGTTTTGAGTTGCGGGAATATTTGCTTGCTGGGTGGTGGTCATCGTCGGCTCCGTGTCTGTGTTGGTGATGACCCCATTCACGCGCTCTTCCATCCAAAAGCCAAGGCCTTGATCGAAGAACATGGACAGCGTGGTTCTGCCACCACTACCCCAGACGCGCCACATAACGCCCGTAACTCGACCCAGACGGATCCACATAAAGATACGGCCGTCCCGGGGCATGAACCTCGACGCACAAACGCCCCAGGCCGGCGTGGCCGCCCTTGCCGGCGAGCCAGTCGCGCGAGGCCAGCAGGTCGGATGCGAATGCATCGAACTCTTCCGGCGTCAGGGTGCGTGTTTCGGTGATGTAGACGATATCTGCCCCGCTGGTGGACATGTCATCGAGGTCAGCAGGCTTGCGTGCAAACGGCAAGCGAATGCCGAGTTGCTCGACCTGGATTTTGTGGCCATTGAACAGGACGGCCGTGGGTGTGCGTTCAATGATGATGGATAGGCTGGGCATGGTGAGTCTTTCTGGTTGTTGATCGGTGTTTGGGTTTGCTGACGCTCGCCTGCAAGGCTTTGAGCCCGGCCAGTGCCAGGGTCAGCACGGCGTTGTAGAACGCGGCCTGGCCCAAACAGGGCGCAAGCTGGGTGTCGCGACGCACTTGTTCGATGGCCGGTGCCACCCGTTCGTGGATGGCCGCGCCGATCGCCTCCTGTTGCGCCGGGTTGAGCGTCCTGTACGCCGGGCAAAGACAGATCAGGGTGTGCAGCGCCTGTTCGTCCAAGCGCTGTTCCAATCCATCCAGCCGCTGATAGGGAGAGCGGATGTTCATGACACCTCCCCCTTGGGGGCCGATGGGAATGCCGGTGAATCCTCGATCCGATACACACGCTGACCTCCGGCCTCCTTGCTGGAGGTGATGGTCAGGCCCAGGCGCTTCTTGAGCGTGCCGGCCAGCGTGCCTCTGCAGGTGTGTTGCAGCCAGGATGTCGCCTCCATGATCTGGGCGATGGTCGCGCCCTCGGGGCGTTTGAGCATCTCGATCACCAGCGCCTGCTTGCTGTCGGCACGGATGCGAGGTGTCTTGTCCTTGGCAGGGTTCCAACTGGCTTCGGCACTGGCGACATCGGCTTCCAGTTCCGTGTCGTCCAGCGTAATGGTCGGTGGCAAAGCTCCCGGACGTGGTAGGCCCAGGGCGTCGTAGCCCTCGGCCGCCACCACCCAGTCATCGCCATCGGGCGTGATCAGGGCACGTTTGAACAAGCCCTCAAGCACCTTGGCGCGTGCGCCACCTTTGATGTGCTCGGGAAACCAGGCAATCTTGCCGCCGCCGTCTTGCACGGCGCGTTCCAGGATGGACTGTTGGTTGGGGTTGAGTGTCGTAGCCATGCTTCTCCCCTCAATTCGCCGCAGCGGCTCGCGCGACACGTATACGTCGCGACTGACTGGGAGGCGTGTCCGAGTGTTGTACGCAATGCACCTCGCAACGGGCACGCTGGCCGGCCTGATAAGCCGCGCGCAAAGCCGTTCTGACCGCCCAGACGCTGACCTCGTGGGAATCCAGCCGGTCACTGTGCTGTGTCACCAGCGTCTCGATGAACAGGTGGTCCAGGGCGATGGATTCGAGCAGGCGTTCGATCTCGTCGGTTGAAAGTTGGGTGGGGACTGCTGCGGCGGTGGTGGCGTTGCGTGTCTTGGGCATTGGGAGGCTCCGTGTGGTTGATGACGATGCCATTCACGCGCTGTTCCAACCCGAAGCCAAGGTTTATTTGATCCCGGGTGATTCACTCGCCTTTGCCTGACAACCAGCATTCCGGAGGCCACCCACTTGCACTGAGTAGATCAACACCATGGGACTGTCCATTCGCGCCTACGCGCGCCACCGAGGCGTGTCGCACGTGGCCGTCAAGAAGGCCATCGACACCGGGCGCATCACCCAACTGCCGGACGGCACCATCGATCCGGTGGTGGCCGATGCGCAGTGGGCGGCCAACACCACGCCGACTCGGCGGTCAGTTGCAGAGCCAGTTACCGAGAAGCTCGCTCAGCAGGTTTCCGCACCTGCCCGCGAGATTCCGCAGGCTTCCGCAAAGGTTGCGCGGGATACGCCAGAGCCACCAACTCCGGCGCTGTCGAGTGGTGGCACCTCGTTGCTGCAGGCGCGCACGGTCAATGAAGTGGTCAAGGCGCAAACCAACAAGGTGCGCCTAGCCCAACTCAAAGGCGAACTGGTCGACCGCGCACAGGCCGTGGCCCATGTGTTCAAGCTGGCCCGAACCGAGCGCGATGCCTGGCTCAACTGGCCGGCACGCATCTCAGCTCAGATGGCCGCTGGTTTGGGCGTGGAACCGCACGCCTTGCACGTGGCGCTTGACGCCGCCGTGCGCGAACAACTGCAAGACCTCGGCGATGTGCAGCCGAAAGTGGACTGAACATGGACGAGCTGTATTACGAAGGCTGGGACGCCATTGAGCGTGCCTGGCGTGACGGCCTGACACCGGATCCGCTGCTGACCTTATCTGAATGGGCGGATAAGCATCGGGTGCTCTCCAGCAAGGCCGCTTCGGAGCCGGGACGTTGGCGCACCAACCGCACGCCCTACCTGCGCGAGATCATGGATTGTCTGTCGCCGACCTCGGCCATCGAGCGCATCGTGTTCATGGCTGGTGGACAGCTGGGTAAAACGGAATGTGGAAACAATTGGATAGGCTATGTCATCCACCACGCCCCCGGCC